ATGGCCCAAAATGAAGGAAAAGCGGTCGCGCAAAATAAAAAAGCGCGGCATGATTATTTTATAGAAGAAACGTTTGAAGCGGGCATTGTGCTAACAGGCACAGAAATTAAATCAATTCGTGCGGGCAAGATGAATTTAAAAGAGTCATTTGCACGTGTACGGGCAGGTGAAGTGTTTTTACACAATGCGCACATCAGTGAGTATGAACAAGGTAATCGTTACAATCATGATCCCGTTCGAGCACGTAAGTTATTGTTACATCGTAAACAAATTAACATGCTGATTGGCAAGATCCAGCAACAAGGCTATGCGCTTGTACCGCTCAAAGTGTATATTAAAAATGGTTTTGCAAAAGTGTTGCTCGGAGTGGCGAAAGGGAAGAAGAACTATGATAAACGCGATACGTTACGCAAAAAAGATGCCAAACGTGAAGTCGAGCGGGCACTAAAGGAACGCTTGAAAGGGTAGTCTTGTTCAAACGTTTGTTTTATGATAAAATAAAAGATCCAGAACAAAAGTTTCTGGTGTTTCAACCAAAACAGGGGGACGTTTTGGATTCGACAGGAATAGGTCGAGCTTGCGTGGCAAGTCGAGGGGTCGGCCTCGTTAAAACGCACTAGCCAATAACTGGCAAACAAGAAAACAACTTCGCTTTAGCTGCATAAGCTAAGCGGCTTCTCCTCACCATCACCCATGTGGTGTGGTTGAAGCTCAACTTTAGTGGGATACGCCTTGCCCTCGCCGTCTGAGGGAGCGGGAAGAGATTAATCAGACTAGCTACATGGAAGCCTGTCTTTGGGCTGATGTGTTAGTGAAATGCTAATACAAAGACTATGCTTGTAGAAGCGTAAGTGTCGTTATTTCTGGACGTGGGTTCAATTCCCACCGTCTCCATTTGTAGGATCAGAAAGGAAAAGTTAGAAGCTCAAAAAACGTTGATACACCAGCGTTTTTGGGTTTTTTTGTTTGGGGAGAAAAGGATGGAAAAAGGTAGTTTTGGTATTTTTTTTGGTATAATTTTGGTATGGATTTGCGCGCCGCTTTACGCATGAAGTGCATTAGGCGTATGAAGCTCGTTCATCAAATCATTAACTACTTGTGATTCTCGTTGTTCCATCTCATCAATGATATGAGAATAGGTTTGGAGCGTCGTAACGATGTCGGTGTGGCCGAGTCGTCGTGAAATATATTTGATGTTACACTTTCGATATAGCAACAGGGACGCGTGTGTATGTCTTAGCGCATGACAAGTGATAGATGGGAGTCCCAACCCTTTACATAAATTGCGCAAGGTCTTATTGACTGCACTATTGGAAATGAGCTGCATTTCTGGATTAACAAAGACAAGGTTTCGGAAATTCCTTACTCGACGTGTTTTCATGAGCCTTTTGTTGTTCGTCCATAAGTCCATCAAAACCATGCAAGTGTAATCGTCCAGTGTGATTGTACGTTTAGAGTAATAGTTCTTGGTATTGCTGAAAGTTTTTGTGTGCTGGTAATCCCATGTCTTTTCAATTTTTACAGTTTGCTCATCGAAATTGACGCAGTCCCAAGTAAGACCCATAATTTCCGAAAAGCGGGCTCCTGTCGCGATTGCAAACAATAGAATGTATCGCGAAACATACCGAGGTTGTAGATTGCTTTTCAGCTCATCGATGAGTAGCTGTGCGTCCCCGTAGCTTAAGAATTTCAATCCTTCATCTTTAGGTTGCACCTTGCCGATTGGTTGTGCTTGGTACGTTGGATTTTTAATGATGATTCCTTCCTCCATTGCGTCCCTAATACAAGCTCTCATGTACGTATGATGCTTTTTAACGGAAGAGGTGGTGTGTGTTTCACCATATTTGTTGAGTGCCTTTTGATACATAGCTCTCGTTAAATCTTTTAGCTTTACCCCAGAGAAATGCTCTTCCGCAAATCGTATGGCCCGTTCTATGTCTCCATCATTGTCAGGGCTCTTTTTCCCTTTCCTAAAGACTTCGTACCAATTCCGAAAATACTCAGTGAATGGTTGGTCAGCGGCGTTGACTGTATCAACGCCGTGTCCTTTCTTGATGCGCAGTTCCATTTCAGCCGCAGCCGCTTGTGCTTCTTTTTTTGTCCGAAACCCTGCTTCGCTTTTTTCAGTGAACTTTCCGTTCACCTTGACGGAGATGCGGTATTGATAACCAGATTTCAACTTTCTAATGCTTGCCATAAACGTCCCTCCCAGAATATACGTTTGGTATTTGGGGTAAAAAAAATTATCTAAGCCCGAGGTCTTTCTCCCTAAAAAGTGCAGCAGTGAGCGCTTCGTTCTTTGTTTTGAAGCCATTGTGGCGCTCTATTTTCCACTTACCGTCAACTACATACGAGATGCGATATTGCCACCCATATTCCAATTTTTTAACACGAGCCATTGCAAATCCCTCCATCAGCAAATGTATGTTCGTGTCTTAAGGTAAAAAAATTTAATTAATGCCGAGCTCTTTCTCTTTTTCATAAGCGGCTCTAGCAGCATCCGGTTTGCATTTAAATCCGCTTTTGCTCTTCTCACGGCGTTGCCCATTTACTGTGTGTGAGATGCGATATTGCCAATTTCCATGTTTCAGCATGCGAAAACTTGCCATCAAAATTCACCTCCTTGAAAGAATATACGTTCGTTTAAGGGGTTATGAAGTTCAAATATTGGCACAAATGAGATGTATCCACACATGATTCTTTTGGCAGTTAGCCAGGAGCTTGCGCTCCTTTGTTTGCTAACTTATTTTTGATAAAGCAATTCGTCTTGGAACCCCATATTCATACACTATTTCATCTAGTGTCATTGTTTTTCCTGAAGCCCTCAAGAGTTCTAACGCGAAGTAATCTGCTTCATCTTCTAATTTGTCGATACAGACGCAAGTATGTTGCTTTAAGAATTTAATATTTATATTTTGATGAAGTACCACATGCCCCAACTCATGCGCGCATGCGAAGACTTGCTGTTTATCGCTTACATTTGCATTGAGAAGGATAATGGGGACGGGTGTATGGATGTAACATCCTAATTTGTCCCCCAGTTTTCCAAATACAACTTCAATACCTAAGTGTCGTGCTAACTTAAAAGGACTGCTTGTCCCATACTTTTTTGTAAGTGTATTCACAGATGTTGTAGGGAATTTCAAGCAGGCATCACCCCTAGTCGCTTTTTTTCTTAGATTTCTTCTTTGCAACTAATAACACCGTATTTTCGAGCGTGTCAATTAGAAGCTCTTTTTCTTCTTCGCTCATGTCATAATCCCCATCAGACAATGCAAATCCATGATCATTGTTTAGTCCATTAACCATGTCGTGCAACTCTTCTCGGAGCGATTTTGGAGCGGGTTCTCCATGAGTGTTTTCGTCTATTTCCATCTTCTCATCACGCTGACCGATCTTTATAGGAAGTGTGTCATCGGTTACTGCTGTTACCTCTTCTACAGTAACTCCCAAACATTGACAAACCTTTATGACATTATTAACAGACGCGCTGCCAACACCTCTTTGCAAGATTGAGTGTAAAGAGGTTTGAGGCAAACCGGCTTTTTGGGCAAAGGCTTTTTTAGTCAGTCCCGTTTCTTTAATGAGGTGTTCTAAATACCTTGCTGGTGCGTCCAATATATATCACCTCCTCCATAAATACGATTATGCGTTTCTATACCTATAATACTATACGCAATGTCGTATGTAAACCCCTAAAAACTCGATTGAGTATTATTTTTTTGATTTAGGGCTTGACCTAATACTCAATATCGTATATATTTTAATTACACCAGAACGCAAATGAGTATTCGCAAATGAGTTTTAAGGAGGAGATATGGTGTTACGTAACTTACGTGCTGAAATGGCTAGGATTGACGTGAAGACTGCTGATATTGCGGAGTTGCTGAGCGTTCGCTATGGAACAGTCAATGACAAGTTAAATGGGAAAACCGATTTTTCAGTATCTCATGCTGCAAAAATCAAAAATGAATTCTTTCCCGAGCAAGACATCGAGTATTTATTCGAGTCGAAGGAGAATAAGCCATGCAAGAACTAAGTGTGAATCTGACTATACCTATTCCAGAAGATTCAATTTTAATCACTAAGAATGAATGGAATGAATTAAAAGAAGAGAAGCTTCGTGGTGTTTACTGGGACATGAAGCAATTAGAAGAACGCATCCATAGGAAACAAGACTGGATCAAGGAGAATATCCTTTACCAGCCGCGTTTTATTAAGAAGCTGGATGCTGAAAAGGGTGGATTTGTTTACTACCCGAGAGCAAAAGGGCAGAAATGGTCCTTCCAAGCCAATAAGATGGCAGATTTTCTGGACAAACACTTTAGCGATATTTTTATACAATAGGAGGAAAAATCCTTGAAGCTTAAACTTATTCAAACGCGATTGTGTAACTATTACTTAAGCGACAAAAACGAGATGTACATGACACGCCGTCAAGTCGGTGAGGCGCTCGGGTACGCAAACCCGCGAGATACGATAAAACGCAAGCATCTTCGCAACCGTGAACAGTTTGACCAATCTTCAAAGCGAGTCAAATTAAGCGGAAAACCCGAAGAAACGGTTATCTACAGTAAACAAGGAATATTGCGACTTATCGTGATGAGCAATAAACCGGAGACAAATGAGTTGTTTGATTACATCTATAGCGCGCTCGCTTTCTTCCGCCAAAAAGAACAGTTAAAGGAAACAGCAGCAAAAGCGAAGCGGTTAGATGAAAAAACACATTTGGTAAAAGTGATGATTGATTGGATGAAAAAGACGCATGTCTCATCAGAAGTAGAAGAGCAGGTCATGATGAAAGCAATTGAATTTTTAACGGAAGAACGGTTTTAAAACAATATTCGGGGGTAACGGCCCCCGATTTCAAGGAGAGATTGATATGAAGGATTTGTATTATGGTGGAACGCGGGTACGCACCTACATTAGAGACGGGAAAACGTATTTCATGCTAAAAGATGTATGCAAGGTTTTGGGGCTGAAGCACCCAGGCACAGTGCGACGGAGATTAAACGAGGATAACATTTCAAGACATGTTGTCCAAACAGAAGGTGGCCCGCAACTATCGGTATTTATTAATGAGGATGGGCTGTATGGCATCCTGTTGGTTAGCCGTAAAAAAGAAGCCAAAGCGTTTCGGAAGTGGATCACATCAAAAGTGCTTCCATCTGTGCGGAAAACAGGTTCATTTGGTCCCGTTTCTCTTGTAGATGCGCTTCACTTGGCAACGAACCACTCTCTGTCAACCGCATTTTATCAAGAAGTTTAGGAGGGGAAAGCGAATGTATGTCGGATCATTTAAAATTCCAGATACTTATGTGGAAGCCCTACAATTAGCTGCTGATTTGGAAGAGGAAAGGGCGTATCTTGAGAAAGAAAATAAACGTCTCACTTTAGAATTAGCGAAGAAAGATCAAGTCATTCGTCATATGAGCCCGAAAGCTAGCTATTATGATTTGATTCTACAAACCAAGTCAGTTACGAGTATCAGTCAAATTGCAAAAGACTACAGTGTTAATGAAGAAACAATGAATCAGTGGCTTCACGAGCTAGGTGTGCAGTATGAGTATGACGGATGTTGGTTGCTCAATACCAAACACCAGAATCGAGGATACACACAAAATAAGATATACGCCACTGATGAGGGCAGTGTGGTGCATGCTTATTGGACACAAAAAGGACGAACGTTCATCTATGAGCGTTTGAAACAAGAAAAACAAATTGTACCGCTTATGGAAAGGAAGGCAGAATACCTTGTATGGAATCGGGAGGAATGTTTATGATGAATGAGTTGAAAGTGATCGCACAAGACGGTCAATTATTGGTGGATAGTCGGGATGTGGCAGAGATGGTAGACAAGAAGCATCACAATCTGTTACGTGACATCGATAAATACGTGGAAGTTTTAACAGATAGTACTGAACTCAAAATTGATTTCAGTGAGTTTTTCATCGAAGACTCATACCAAGATAAAACGGGACGAACATTGCCTTGTTATCTCTTGACTCGTGAAGGGTGCGATATGGTCGCAAACAAACTGACAGGAAAAAAAGGAATTGAGTTCACAGCCGCTTATGTCATCAAATTTAAAGAGATGGAAAAGCAACTAAAGGCAAGGGATGAAATCGATAAAACGCGCTCTGAGGTCTTGTATTTGGCGGCGCAGATGGCAGAAGAAAAAGAGCGTTTGGAATTAGAAAATGCAGAGATGAAGCCAAAAGCATCTTATTGCGATGCTGTTTTGAAAACGGAAGACGTGGTGAGCGTCACGGACATTGCAAAGGATTACGGCGTGGGAGCAGTAACGATGAATAAATGGCTCCACGAGTTAGGTGTGCAATACAAGCAAGGTGGACGATGGTTGCTTTATGCCAAATATCAGGATAAAGGGTACACGAAAAGTCAGACCGTTTTTATTAGCGAGGATAAGAGTAAGCTGCACACTTATTGGACACAAGCAGGGCGCATGTTTATTTATGAGCTGTTGAAACGGGAGAAAGGCGTAGTGCCGATGATGGAGCGAGAACAAACCGCGTGAATTGATTAAAAGACAATAGGAGGGGACAAACGATGAAGGTAACAATTGAAGCACCAGAAATCGTAAATGCAATTGAAAAATTGGTTGGGGAATTGAAGAAGGTGAGCACTCCTACAGTAGAAGAAACCAAAGAGCCTGCCACAGAACCAAAACAGATCAGCTTGGATGATGACATTCGGCCATTATTGGGACAGGCTGTAGCCGATGGAAAGAAAGCTAAAGTGAAAGAGCTGTTGACCGCGTTTGACGTGAAAAAAGCGTCCGAGCTGTCCGCAGATCAACTTGAATCCTTTTACAACAAAGCGAGTACCGAGCTATGACGCAACATGCCACCAGAGCACATGCCAAGTTGAGCGCTTCCGGCGCTCATCGTTGGATGGTATGTACGCCGTCCGCAAATCTGGAAGATAAAATTGAGGATAGAGCCAGCAATTTTGCTTTAGAAGGAACCGCGGCACATGAGTTGTCCGAGATTTATTTGCAGAGGAAGTTTGACAAGATCAGCAAGTATGAGTTTGCAAAGAAACATCACGATTTTACAGAACATACCTCGTTTTACAACCAGGACATGGAGAAATACGTGAAATCATACGTGGATTTTGTCTATGAGCGATTTAATGAGATGGACAAACCACACAAGCTCGTTTTATTGGAGGATCGGCTTGATTTTAGCCGATGGGTGCCAGGTGGTTTTGGCACAGGGGACGTATTGATCGTCGCAGAGGGTGCAATAGAAGTGATTGATCTGAAATATGGAAAGGGCGTACGGGTCGATGCGCACAAAAACACACAGATGATGCTGTATGCGCTTGGGGCGCTTGATGCTTACGATATGATCTATGACATCAATACAGTGCGTATGACGATTGTACAACCCCGATTGGATCACATCAGCGAGTATGGGCTGTCGGCGGAAGAGTTGTATGCTTGGGCGGATCATATGGTTAAACCTCTTGCAAAAAAGGCACATGTGGGCGGTGGGGAGTTAGTGGCGGGGAAGCATTGCCGATTTTGCAAAGTAAAACCGACGTGTGAGGCATGGGATATGTACCGTAGGAAATCTGCCAAGGAAGATTTTGATGTACTTACAAACTAATTTGAGAGGATGTTTTCACATGACAACAACAAAAACAAACAACACAAAAGTAATCACGGGGAAAGTACGCTTAAGCTATGCTCGACTTTTTGAGCCGTATGCGATGGAGGAAGGACAGAAAGAAAAATATAGCGTTTCTCTTTTAATCCCTAAATCAGATAAGAAAACGATCAAAGCAATTAAAGAAGCGATTGAAGCCGCGAAGGAAAACGCAAAGAATGAAAAATTTGGTGGGAAAATCCCTGCAAACTTACGTACACCGTTACGGGACGGTGACGAGGAGCGACCGGAAAAAGAAGAATACCAAGGCCATTATTTTATCAATGCAAGCAGCGTGTCACGTCCGCAAGTTGTGGATCGCACTATGGCACCGATCACAGAACCAGATGACTTGTATAGTGGTTGCTATGCACGAGCATCTATCAACTTTTACGCTTATAACGTTAGTGGAAATCGTGGAATTGCGGCAGGACTAAATAACATCCAGAAGTGGGCAGACGGGGAACGTTTGGGAGGTAAGTCAAGCGCATTTGAAGATTTTGACGAGCTAGAGGAAGAAATGGAAGACTTGCTTGGTTAAAGAATGACAACAAAAGGGGCTGGAACGCATGGCCCCTTTTGTAATCAAGAATTGGAGGATGCCCATGACAACACTTAGTATCGACATTGAGACATATTCAAGCGTGGACTTACCTAAGCAAGGTTTGTACAAATACGCCGAAGCTACAGATTTTGAAGTATTGTTATTTGCTTATGCATTTGACAACGAAGATGTGCGGATTATTGATTTTGCGCAAGGAGAGCAGTTGCCGGAAGAAGTATTGAAGGCTTTAACGGATGAATCGATCATCAAGACCGCATTTAACGCGCAATTTGAGCGGATTTGCTTGCAGTCATATTTAGGGATCAACCTACCGATCCAGCAGTGGCGGTGTACGCAAGTCCATGCGTTAACATTAGGGCTTCCAATCCATCTAGCAGGTGTGGCGAGTACATTAAAGATGGATGCGCAAAAAGACCGTGCAGGTAAAGCACTCATTGCATATTTTTCTATTCCTTGTAAGCCAACCAAAGTCAATGGGGGACGCACAAGAAATCTACCTGAACATGATTCTGAAAAGTGGGATAAATTTAAAGCGTATTGTGTGCAAGACGTGATAGTAGAGCGTGAAATCCGTAAAAAACTTGCAGCGTTTCCGGTTAATGAATTTGAGAACGAACTTTACGTACTCGATCAGCACATTAATGATCGCGGAGTTTTAATCGACGCGGATTTAATGGAAAATGCCATTGAGCTAGATGAACGGTACAAACAAGGTGTACTAGATGAGCTCCAAGTGCTCACGAATCTTGAGAATCCAAATAGTGTCTCGCAGTTAAAGAAATGGATCAACGAGCAAGGAACGGAAGTAGAGACGTTGAATAAAGAGTCGGTCGCGACGTTACTAAAAGAGACAAGCAACAATGATGTAAAACGTGCGCTAAGACTACGCACACTACTCGCGAAGACGTCAATATCAAAATATAAGGCTATGGCAAGGGGCCAGTGCAAGGACGGCCGTCTACGAGGGATTTTACAGTTCTACGGCGCAAACCGTACGGGGCGTTGGGCTGGAAGGTTCGTACAGGTGCAGAATCTGCCTAGGGGTACGATGAGCGGTAAAAACGTGGGCATTGCCCGCAAGATTCTTAAAGCAGGGGAGTTGGAGGGCTTGCAGATGGTCTATGACAACGTTCCTGATGTATTAAGTAGCTTGATACGAACCGCGTTTATTCCAGAGAAGGGGAGAAGGTTGCTAGTCTCTGACTTTAGCGCGATCGAGGCGAGGGTGATCGCTTGGCTTGCGGATGAGGAGTGGCGGGTAGACGTATTTAAAACTCACGGAAAAATCTATGAAGCATCGGCATCCGCAATGTTTAATGTGCCGATTGAGGAAGTAGACAAGGAGCTACGTCAAAAAGGGAAAGTGGCGGAGTTGGCACTGGGGTATCAGGGGAGTGTCGGCGCACTAAAAACGATGGGTGCACTCAAGATGGGGTTAAAGGAAGAAGAGCTACAACCCTTGGTGGACGCTTGGAGAGAAGCGAATCCGGCAATCAAACAATTTTGGTATGACGTAGAACGTGCAGCGATCAAAGCGGTACAGACAAAAGAGATTGTGAACGTGCAAGGGCTAACCTTCATGTGGGATAAAGCTACATTGTTTATTCGTCTTCCATCCGGCAGACGGCTTGCATATACACGGCCTAGGATTGAGCATGATACGACATTTAACAAGTCAGGATTGACGTATGAAGGCGCAGGAAACAGCGGCAAGACGGTAAGGCTTAGAACTTATGGCGGCAAATTAGTGGAGAACATCGTCCAAGCCGTCGCTCGTGATTGTCTAGCAGAAGCGATGATGAGATTGAAAGAACATGAAATTGTCATGCATGTGCATGATGAAGTAGTCATAGAAGCGCCAGAATCAACGAGCTTAGAAGAAGTGGAAGAGATCATGTCTCGTCCGATTGAGTGGGCGAAAGATTTACCGTTAGATGCGGACGGATTCGTGACGAATTACTATAAAAAAGATTAGATGGGGTCAGTGCTGTTGACCTCATAGAGTTGAGGGGAGAGACGCAATGACAATCAAACATGATCGGCAGTTGATGCTTGCAGTAGGACAGAGTCGATTTGAAACAACATGGAAGAATAAGAGCTTTACATGGCTAGAGCTGGTCACAAAGTTATCCCAGACCACACGTACACCAGAGACGATGGTCGAATATAAGAAAATGTCTCGAAAGCAACAAGGACAGACAAAAGACATTGGCGGTTTTGTTGGTGGATCGCTTAAGAAATCGGGTCGTCGGAAAGCAGACAATGTGAAAGAGCGGTATTTGATCACACTGGATGCGGACCATTTGAATCAAAACGATCCGATTGTAAGCATGATAGACGATTTTTTTAATCATGCCATAGTTATCTACAGCACACACTCACATACGCAAGAGAAGCCGCGCTTACGACTTGTCATTCCGCTTGCTCGTCCGGTAACAGCGGATGAATACACGCCGCTTGCACGCCGAGTGGCGGCTGATCTAGGGATTAATAAATTCGATGATACGACGTATGAAGCGCACAGACTGATGTATTGGCCGAGCACACCACAAGACGGGGAATACTTTTTTAAGGTCAAGGACGCACCTTTCATCGATCCTGACGACGTGTTGGCGCGTTATAACAATTGGCGCGATTCGGCGGAATGGCCGGAGTCGGATCGTAGACAGACCGTTGTTAAGAGACTGGCCGCGAAGCAAGGTGATCCTCATACTAAACCAGGATTGATCGGAGCATTCTGCCGGACATATACGATCACAGAAGCGATCTATACGATGTTAGGTGATGTATATGAATCGGCTGGGAACGGTCGCTACACGTATCAAAACGGGAGCACGACAGGAGGCTTGGTTTTGTATGACAACGATACATTTGCGTATTCCCATCATGCAACCGATCCGATTAGCGGAAGGCTGGTCAACGCGTTTGATCTTGTGCGTATTCATAAGTTTGGTGCACAAGATGATGACGCGGAACCAGGCACGCCAGTTGTGAAACTGCCCTCATTTATGGCAATGATCGAGTTAGCGCAGAAAGATGAGAACGTGAAGCGACAACTGGCGCAAGAAAAAATTATTGAGGTTTCAGAGGAATTTGGTGAAGTGCCCCAGGATGAAGACGATACAGAATGGACGAAGAAACTTTCTTATAGCAAAAAGGGAATTCTGTTGAACACGGCACCGAATATTCAGCTTATACTACAGAATCATCCAGAGTTAAAAGGAAAAATTGGGTACAACCAATTTGCTAACAGGCATATGGTGTTGGGAGATTTACCGTGGAGGAAACTTGATGTTGGTGATACTTGGCAAGATCGTGATGATGCAAGTCTGGAAAATTTCATGGAACGGTATTATGGAATTACAGGTTCGCGTAAAATATTCAATGCTTTTTCAGAAGCGAGTCATGAAAATGGATTCCATCCGATACGGGATTACCTGTCCTCGCTAGTGTGGGATAACGTCCCGCGCTTAGATGCGCTTCTGGTAGATTACTTAGGAGCAGAAGACACAGAGTACGTTCGTGCAGTGACACGAAAGGCCTTTACCGCGGCTGTAGCACGTATCTATGAGCCTGGGATCAAATTTGATAATGTGCTTGTGATGGTAGGTGCGCAAGGAGTAGGAAAGAGCCATCTTATTAAGAAAATGGGTAAGGACTGGTATAGTGACTCTTTCAGTACAGTGCTTGGAAAAGAAGCAATGGAACAAATTCAGGGGTTTTGGATCATCGAGATGGCGGAATTAAGCGCAATGCGTAAGGCAGATGTAGAGCCGATCAAGCAGTTTATTAGTAAGCAAGAGGATGCGTTCCGCGTGGCGTACGGACGGCAAGTATCGATTTTTAAACGGCAATGCGTCTTTTTTGGCACGACGAACGACATCAGTTTTTTGCGAGATAAAACGGGAAACAGGCGCTTTTGGCCGGTTGTAGTGGATAAAGCAAAAGCGACTAAAAGCTCTTTCAAAGACTTGACAGATGATGAGATCGGGCAGGTGTGGGCGGAAGCCGTGCAGCGGTATAAAGGCAAGGAGCCGCTCATCTTAGAGGGAGAAGTGGCTGATCGCGCGCAAGAAGCGCAAGAGTTGCATATGGAAGAAAATGATCTCTTCGGTTTGATACAAGAATTTCTGGAGTATCCCGTGCCGGAGAATTGGCATGAAAAAAACATTCAAAGCCGTAAAGAGTATTTCCATAGTGAGCAAATACAGGCTAGTGGTCAACCGCGGGAGCGAATTTGTGCGATGGAAATATGGGCAGAGCTTCTTCAAGGCGATCCCAAGCAATTTACACCGATAAAGAGTAGAGAAATCAACGACGTTTTGAAACGAATCCCTGGGTGGAAACCGCACTCGACAGGGAGAGGGCGCCTTCGATTCGGTAAAGAATATGGAACTCAAAAGGCTTTTATTAGGGAGAAATAGGGTCGCGTGTTCATATTTTTATGGACACGCCATGGTCACAGCAATAGGGCGGTATGGACAGAATTTTCTGTAATATGTACCTATGTCAAGGATACACGGTCACGCCCTTTGGACACGCTTATTTCCTTTGGTACACAAGGGATAAAGAACCATTGTGTTCATGTGATCATACTTTATATATAGAGTATGAAATATAGAATATATAGAGTATATATAATATGTATTACTCTATATATTCTATAAATACTATGTTTGAAAAAGTAATAGGGAAATCATGGTCATGAGCACGCATGCAAAAAAACAGCAGGAGATGGAGCAAACATATGAGAGAATCAAGATTAGAAAAAATACTCAAACATAGAGTGGAAGCACAAGGCGGCAAAACTTTGAAATTTGTGTCTCCAGGCACGGCAGGTGTGCCAGATCGGTTGGTCATTTTGCCTGCCGGCAGGATTGTTTTTGCGGAAGTCAAAGCGCCAGGTATGAAGCTACGAGCCTTGCAGGTGAAGAGGAAGCAACAACTGGAGCAGTTAGGCTGTCAGGTGTATGTCGTGGATTCCATAGAGTCGATTGATCGACTGCTAAAAGAGGTGAGCCCATGAATTTTACACCTCACTTATACCAGACACATGCAACTCGCCATATCATAGAACATAGGGCAGCAGCGCTTCTGCTTGACATGGGCTTAGGCAAGACAGTAGCAACATTAACCGCGATTAGTGATCTGATGCACGACTACTACGACGTAGCTAAAGTATTGGTGATCGCGCCAAAAAGAGTCGCTGAAGATACATGGAGCAGAGAAGCTGAAAAGTGGGATCATACGCGGTACCTTAGGATCAGCAAGGTTCTAGGAAGCCAGAAAGAACGCCTGAAAGCGTTAGAACAAGACGCACACATCTACATCATCAACCGAGAGAATGTCGAGTGGCTGGTGGATCATTATAAAACCAAGTGGCCATTTGACATGGTCGTAATTGATGAGCTATCTAGCTTTAAATCAAGTAAATCAAAGCGATTCCGAGCACTACGAAAAGTACGGCCATATATTGATCGTGTCGTAGGATTGACGGGCACACCCGCACCCAATGGCTTGTTAGACCTTTGGCCGCAGATGTATTTGCTAGACAAAGGCGAGCGATTAGGACGCACGTTGACTGCTTATCGAGACAAATATTTCATACCAGGCGCACGGAAAGGGCACATCGTCTATAACTGGAATCTAAAACACGGAGCAGAAAAGAAAATCTACGAGCGTATAGGAGACATTGCAATCTCCATGAAGGCTAAAGACCATTTGAAACTACCAGAACGAGTGGATAATGTTGTGCCTGTACGAATGGATCATGAGACGCGGAAGAGGTACAAGCAGTTGGAACGGGATTACTTGCTCCCCTTTGCAGGAGAGGCAGACGTTGTTGCTGATACGGCAGCGGTATTATCTAACAAACTCGTGCAGCTAGCAAACGGAGCCGTGTACAACGAGAATGACGAAGTGCAAGAGTTACATAGCCTAAAGCTCGATGCGCTGGAAGAGATACAGGAACAAGGCAAGCCTATCTTAGTATTTTACAAGTACAAGCACGATTTAGAGCGCATTAAGGCGCGGTTTAAGCAAGTGCGTACATTAGACAAGCCCAAAGATATTGAGGACTGGAACGCCGGCAAGATTGAGATGCTGCTTGCGCATCCGGCAAGTGCTGGACACGGGCTGAATCTACAGGACGGAGGAAGCACTGTAGTCTGGTTTGGGCTGACATGGTCGTTAGAGGAATACCAGCAAGCCAATGCACGACTGCACCGTCAAGGACAAAAGCAAACGGTGGTCGTGCATCATCTAGTGACACAAGGCACAATTGATCAAGACATTATGACTGCATTAGACAGAAAAGCCAACGGGCAGAATGCACTGCTTGATGCAGTGAAGGCAAGATTAGAGAGAATACAAACGGAGGGGACAAGTGATGAGCACAACGAGAATTGTCATCAGGAACTATAACGAGGTTATGAAAGAAATTAGCATCATCGAGGACTTAATTGCCGTGACAAAGAAGGAACGCGATGATTGGTGGGAGGGCGGCAGGTTATATAAGCTCGTGCCGCTCGACAACGCTGCATGGCGCGTGGACAGGCTCAATGAGCGATTGAGCGAGATGTATCAAGTCCTTGAAGAGTTGGAATACAAGCGAAAAGAGATTGAGTATAAGTTGAGCAGGCTAGGTGGATTGGAATATCAGGTTGCATACAAACGGTATGTAGAGGGCAAGCCACTCAAGGCGATTGCGCGTGAATTGTGTTACTCACTGGAGCGCATCAAGCAAGTGAGCGCGAAAATTAATCGGCAAAAAGTATAGGCATTATACCCCCGTTACACCTTCAACGTGATATAGTGATAGTATGGAATAATAGCGAGGTGGAAAATTAATCGAGCATTATACCCCGATTACACCTGAAACCTGTCATAATGGTAGTATGGATTATACCGCGCACATACGGCGCTTGATAAAATATAAATACAAGCATCTGTCCCAACTGGGGCGGGTGCTTTTTGTGTTGGCAGAAATTGCACAAACCTATGATGAACTTCTCCTACGAGCTGAAAGGCGCAATACTGTAGGCGTTTTGTGAGTAGTGACGTAGCTAGTGCACTGGCTTTGCGTTGACAAGGGAGGACGGGTTGTTATGTTTACATACATTGAGCTTTTTGCAGGAATCGGAGGGTTCCGGCAAGCGTTAGACAAGGCTAACGGCAAGTGTGTCTTTGCATCGGAAATAGATAAATTTGCAAGAAAGTCTTATACAGCGCTATACGGGGATGAGCACCTGCACGGAGACATTACAAAGATTGATGCGCAAGACGTTCCAGACCATGACTTGCTAGTCGGCGGATTCCCATGCCAAGCCTTTTCCGTCGCAGGTAATCGCTTAGGTTTTGAAGATACGAGAGGGACGCTATTCTTTGAGATTGTCAGGATTGCCAAGGAGAAGCGACCAAAGGCAATGCTGTTAGAAAACGTGAAAGGTTTGTTAGGGCACGATGGGGGAAAAACGATGGAAACAATGATTCTAGCGCTAAATGACATTGGCTACACAGTCGATTTCACGATACTGAATTCAAAGCACTTTGGTGTACCGCAACATAGAGAGCGTGTGTTTATTGTGGCTTTACGGGATGATCTAGTTGATCACGAACCCTGGCTAGTGAAGGGAACTAACCGACTAGCCAAGAGCAAGCGACAGCTTGGAAAGATCGAAGGGCTCAAAACGTTTAACTTTGATTATCCGACTGGTCAAGAAGGCTCGGCGCGGTTACGGGACATATTGGAGGAAGACGTCGGGTCTGAATATGACATCAGCGAAAAGAGCAAGCAAGCCTTGATCGAGAAATTAAGAAAACGGGAGGGATAACTTATGGAGGTAAGAGCCGTAGCATCACCTAGGGTTCCGACACGCAATCTAACTAGGCATTTCAAGAATAACGACGAAGCAGCGTTTACTCTTACGAGGCGAGATCATCACGGTGTAGCTATTGGCGTTTATCCAAATTACTATATTAGACGGTTCACACCGCTGGAATGTTGGCGGCTGCAAGGATTTCCTGATGCAGCGCATGAAACGGTTAAAAATGCAGGCGTGTCTGAAACGCAGCGATATTTCCAAGCAGGTAATGCAGTGACAGTGAATGTGATTGATGCGATTGTGCCTGCTTTGAGAAAGTATGTGGCGTGATGGGTTGTTTGGATTTAAGGTGTTTGTGGCTATTGGCAGGCACTTATCGTTTGTGGTAGGTGCTTTTCATATATAGTGCGTATTGATGTACATGAATTTATGAATTTGTTAGACTGTAGGTAACAGAGTAAGGTTTTTAAGAAATGGACGGTGTGATATGTATAATTTTTTGAAGGGTACCGTATTCGGCCCCGTGTTCGGCATCCTAATCGGTACTGCATATGTATGGATAGTTATACACAGGATGCAGATGATATTGCATCGACATAAACGGTTTTCTGATACACGGGCTGAAACATACGACGAAGTGTATAGTAGCCTTGTGGAGATACAGCTTAATATCATTGATTTACTAGAGAATCCTTTCACACTGCCGTATGGATTCTGGGACAAACCGGAAGCTCATAAGCACTATTATGACAGTTTAAATCAAGAAGAACAGGAAGCATTTGAAAATGCTAAGAAAAAAGGATTAAGAATCAAAAAGCATTGGGAAGAAAAAGCAATTAATTTCCTCATGGAAGAGCGTTATGTACAGATTAGGCGGTCTTTGGAAGCAAGAAAAAGAGAACGTAAGATGTACGTTTTACGGTACGGTGGAAAAGTGGGCAATACAGTAGATGAGTCTTTGGAAAGTCTAACGGATTGGGTTGGAACATGTTACGAGTTAAAGAAAGGAAATATTTTGTTGAAAAAGCAATTAGAACCGGAAAACGTGAGTGAAAAAGAAAAAGAGCTTATTGAAGACCAAAAGAGTCAAAGAGAAAAGGTTGAAAAACTCTTCGAAAAACTAGAGTGTCGTATGCGCAATGCATAAAAACAGGGTTGCACTACGGTGTGGCTCTGTTTTTATGTGTTTTTATCTCAGGGAGAAAGTAGTGTGTGTTGATGATGTACATAGTGGCATAGCTTTGCTAGAATCATTAGTAGGGGGTGATATCATGAGTGAAAGAATCAATCTTTTGCAGGGCTTAAGGTACCCAACGCCTGAAGAGTTTCGTAAATTAGGGGTAGCGTTAGCTGATTCCTGGGAACAAATAAGGTTTGAAGAAATTGGGGATAGGCACGAGGAAGATTTTTTTGATATGTTTCGTAACATAGAGTTAGGGAACTTGTATAGAGAATTTAATGGAAGGGTTTTTAATACTGAAGTAGCCTATAAACTAGTTGTATTTTTCTACAACAGAGGAATACCTGATGAGCCATGGTTTCAATCTCCAGGTAAAGATGGAAGAAGTACTGATTATTTTCCCCGATTTACGGAGGATGTTCATTTTGTAAATCATTTTTGGTTTTATCATTACGCGGATAGTTTCTATTCGCAGTTTCAAGGGATCGTAGACTTTTTATACCATGTTATAAAAGTCAAATATGATTTTGATGTGAAAAAGAACATAGGTTTGCAGAGAGTGATTTCTTTTAAGTTGGAAGAAGTGGAACCTGAATTGGAGAAGGTGCTACAAGATTATCGAAAAAAAAACAGTCTATAAAGACCTAAAGAGATACAGAAACGATATCATTCACAATTCTAAACCCGGTGACATAACAGGGATGATGAAAAAGTCTAAAACTAAAGGCATTACCTCTTATGGTATAGGTGAGTATACTACAACCACTGATTTTAAGAGTAACATGGACGAGAATATTAAACTTCTTGCTAAGTACATGCTTCTTTTTAAAAGATATTTGCAAGTAACGAGTAACACATAAAAACAGGGCTGCACTACGGTGTGGCTCTGTTTTTATGTGTTTTACCAACGAAAGGAGGAATAAGGAAATGAAACTAACAGAAAAGCAAAGGCGCTTTGCCGATGAGTACATCAAGCTGGGCGAGATCACAACGGCTGCCGTGAAGGCTGGATACAAACCAAAGTCAGCGTATTCCGCGGGAAGCGAGAATATGCAGAAGCCACACATCAAGGCGTACATTGATGAGCGATTAGACAAATTGAAAAAGCAGGAAATCGCCGAGCAAGACGAGATATTGCAATACTTGACTGCCGTCATGCGCGGCGAGTCGAGCGGAACGGCTTTGGTCGGTACTGGCAGGGGCAAACAGTCCGTGGATCAGGTGCCGCCAACGGTGACGGAAAGAACAGCCGCGGCGGTAAGTCTAGGGAAAAGATACGGTATGTGGAAAGATAAGAAACAGATAGAAATGACACTTCCGGTGTTTGTCGATGACGTCCCAAAAGAAGATTAGTGTCTCGAAGCTAATAGGCGGAGGGTACAATCAGTTTTGGCATAGTAAGAATTTTTATCGAGTCGTGAAAGGATCCCGTGGCTCCAAGAAATCTAAGACAATTGCCCTGAACATCATCTACCGCATGATGAAATATCCGTGGGCAAATACGTTGGTGATGCGCAGATTCTCAAATACGTTGAAGCAATCTTGTTACACGGATTTGAAATGGGCGATCTATCAACAGAATGTGTCTCATCTATGGAAGACGAATGAGAGTTTGCCGGAATTGACCTACCTGCCAACGGGGCAGAAGATATTGCTAAGGGGAATCGATGACCCGCTTAAAATTACATCGATCACAGTTGAAAACGGTTTGCTCACGTGGATGTGGCTTGAGGAAGCTTACGAGTTAGAATCCGAAGAAAACTTTCGTACGGTAGTCGAGTCGCTAAGGGGGGCACATCCTGATCCTTCCTTTTTCAAGCAAGTGACGATCAGCTTCAACCCATGGCACGATGGACACTTTCTTAAAAAAATATTTTTCGATGAGGATACGAGGGAAGATGATACATTTGCAATTACAACGACGTTTCGTGTCAACGAGTGGCTGGACGAGCAGGACAAGAAGCGTTATTTAAGCCTATATAGGACTAACCCTTCCCGTGCGCGGATTGTGTGTGACGGAGAATGGGGCGTATCCGAGGGGCTCGTATTTGATAACTTTCAAGTGGTTGACTTTGATACCCTACAGAAGATTAAAGCAATACAAGAAGTGACGCACGGTATGGACTACGGATTTTCTCAAGACCCTACGACGCTAGTTAGTTCGGTGGTTGATTTAAGCAATAAAGAAATCTGGATTTATGACGAGCACTACGAGGCCGGAATGGTCACGGAAGACCTTTACCATATGCTTGCCGACAAGCACTTGCTGAAAGCGCATATTACAGGGGATAGCGCGGAGCCGCGGTTGATCAAAGAGCTTGTTACAAAAGGAGTACGTCGTCTGCATAAATCAATTAAAGGAGCAGGGAGCATCCGTCAAGGAATTAGTTTCTTACAAGGATTCCGCATCTACATCCACCCAAGTTGTACACGCACCATAGAAGAGTTTAATACTTACACATTCAAGAAAGACAAGACGGGCAAATGGCTAAACGAGCCCGTGGACGCAAACAATCATATCTTAGACGCTTTGCGCTACAGCATGGAGCGCTACCATCTAGGCAAAAAGGCAGACCAACAAGACCAATATAAAGCCTTGCAGTCGTTGGGGTTGTAAAGGAGGGTGAGCATGACAGAACAAACGTTGTTACAAAACTGGAACAACATGAATAAAAACCGTTTTCATTCGGACGCAAACAAAGAATTTCGTTATCCGAGCGCCGACTTGTTGCTCAAGCACGTGGGTGATCTATCTGATATGATTCTCCAGCATATGACCAAGCAAGTGCCACGACTGGAAACACTGGAGAGGTATTATCTTGGCCAGAATGATACGATCATGTCGGCACACCGTCGGAAAGAAGATCACCTTGCCGACAACCGAGCAGCGCACGCCGTGGCAGAGTATATATCCCAATTTGTGCAGGGTTACATGATAGGGGTGCCGCTGAAAACTGTTTATGAAGGTGAAGAGCGGGAAAAGGAATTCTTGAAGAACACTAACAGAAACAATGATGCCGATGAGCACAATAGCGATCTGATTCTTGACCTATCCATTTACGGCAGGGCGTATGAAATTCTTTACAGGAATAAAGAAGATGAGAACAGGTTTGCTATATCTGATGTGATGAACACGTTTGTCATCTATGACGACACGGTGGAGCGTCAACCCATTGCGGCGGTACGTTACACCAAAAACTTTAGTGATGAGCGTGTTTATACCGTATATCTTTACACGGATAACAAAGTGATCACATATCAAAGCGAGGACAAGTTTTCTGGTGAGCTAATGATGATCAAAGAAGAGGATCATTATTTTGACGGGGTACCTATCATCGAATACAAAAACAACAAGTTTCGTACAGGCGATTTTGAAAAAGTGCTATCTGGGATTGATCTATACGATGCTGCACAATCCGATACGGCTAACTACATGCAAGATTTGAACGATGCGATGCTCAAGATCACTGGAGATGTTGAGATCGATGTGGAGAAGGCAAAAGATATGAAGCAACATAATATCCTTTTGCTGAAACCGTCCTATAGCGCGGAAGGTTCCGCAAATGCAGTAGATGCCAATTACATTTATAAGCAGTACGATGTGGCAGGCACCGAGCAATATAAAACGCGTATTTTTAACGACATCCTCATGGTGGCTTCTGTTCCAAACCTACTAGACAACAATTTTTCAGGCAATCAATCTGGAGAGGCGTTGAAAATGAAGCTGTTCGGGCTGTCTCAAAAGAGAGCGATCAAGGAACGGTTATTCAAGAAATCATTGAGGGATAGATACCGTTTGATTGCTAATATCGCAAGACTAAACAAAGAAGCGGATTTAGATGTGAACAGTATCATTATTACTTTTACGGAGAATCTACCGCGAGCGATCACCGAAGAATTAAAGACATTTGCAAGTCTAGGCGGCAAGTTATCGCAGGAAACGCTGATCTCTTTACTTGTATCTGGCGTAGAAAATCCAGCCGAAGAAATTAAAAAGATTGAAGCAGAAGACCCTCGTAGCGATGGGACGTATGATTTTATGAAGCCCGAAGGTGAAGAGTAATGTCATATTGGCGGAAGAGGGAACGAGAACACCGAAAAAACATCATTTGGACCGAGCAACAGAAATTACAACGTCTCGAACAAATTAACAGAAACAGCATGCAGGAGATACAACGTCAGATCAATGCATTTATTTTTAGTTATGCTGACAAGGAAGGTATTAGCGAAGAAGAAGTGCGGAAGCGCATATCCACGTTAGACATGGAAGAATACGGACGGAAGGCACGCCGATATGTGGCTGATAAAGACTTTTCTCCCCGAGCTAATCGTGAAATGTTGCTATACAATCTCACCATGAAAACAAACCGACTGGAATTACTAAAAATGCACATTTGGCTCGAACTGGTCGCGGCAGGCAACGAGATGGAGAAGTTTATGCGCCACGAATTAATCGCAGGTGCTAGAGCAGAGCTTGAGCGTCAGGCGGGTATCATGGGTATGACGGTTGGTGGTTTAGATATTAAGACCAGGGCGATCATCGACCAATCATTTTTATCTGCAAAGTGGTCTACTCGTCTATGGGGCAATCAGGAAGCGTTGAGGCGAGAGATTGATTCTTTACTGCAAAAAGCGATTGTACAAGGTATTCACTCCCGTGATTTAGCGCCACAATTAAGTGATCGTTTTGGTGTAAGTAATTATGCCGCCAAGAGATTACTCATTACAGAGAAAGCGCGAGTCGAGACGGAAATACAGAAAATCAGCTACCAAGAGTTTGGCTTTGAGGAATACGAATTTGTCGCAGAGTGGAGCGCCTGTCCTATATGCGAGAAGTTAGACAAAAAACGTTTTAAAGTGGGAAATATGCAAGCGGGTGAAAATGCTGCACCGATGCATCCGTTTTGCAGGTGCTCAACGTCGCCATACTTTAGCAGAGAAGAATATGAAGCCGATTTAGAAAGAAGAGGTCTATAAAATAATTGTCCTAAGCACGACATTAAAAGGCTGGTCGCAGACGGAATGTTTGCGGCTTTTTTGCATGCAAAAAAGGAGGGAATACCATTGCCAGAATCAAAGGAAACTCAACCAGAAGAGGTTGAAGTGAAAGCAGAAGAAGCGGTTGAAGTTGATGAAACAACGCAAAAGCTGATTGAAGCTGAAAGTGATCGCAAATTTAATGAGCTCTTAGAGAAGAAAAAGTCCGAATGGGAAGCCGCAAAACAAAAAGAAGTAGATGAAAAGGTCGCAGCAGCAAAACGCGATGCAGAGCAATACGCCAAGATGACGGAAAAAGAACGCGCCGAGTCAGAGCTACAAAAACGCTTGAAGGCCTTGGAAGAGCGAGAACGAAAGCTGAATGAGCGTGATCTCAAGATTGAGATTGAAAAAGAGTTGAAAGAAGCAGAACTACCACCTGCATTTTCAAAGGCGTTGATCAAGCTCGAAGACAACGAAGCGATTAAGCAAACGATTGCAGAGATCAAAACCGAGTTTGCGGCTGCCGTCCAAAAGCAAGTACAAAAGGCATTGCGGCAAGAGACGCCAGAGGACAACTACAGCAAGACCGATGACAGCATCAACAATTACGCCAAAGAGCGGAATGAGAAAGAAGCAAAAAAACTTGATGTGCCCAATCCGTGGGCGATCAATTAAGGAGGGCGAGGCATGTTTTTGAAAAAGAAACAAACGTACCAAAATGACCCGTCGTTTATTTCAAGCTATCACTCTATTAGTCGAACCCGAACGGCGACACAAGATATGGGCAAAGAGATAGGTGGAAAAATCATCTTGAAAGCGGGGAGCGTTTATCCAGCGAATGATGAAACGGCAGAAGGAATTGTTGTCAATGATGTTGATTTGACAAATGGCGGTTATCCAGTAGCGGTCTTGGTTGAAGGTTATGTCTACGAAGATCGATTGCCAGAAGAAGTGACGCCAGAAGCGAAAGCGGTATTAAAAGAAATCAAGTTTGAAGCATATAACCACGGAGGTGAGTAAGCATGGCAACAGTTGAAGAACTCTTAGGAGGATCACGGGTACAGGAATATGTGCAACAACGTCAGTATCCACTAACGTTGGGTGACGCGTTGTTTCCTCCCGAAAAAACGGAAGAATTTAAGATCAAGTACATTATGGGTGCGAATCACGCGCCAGTGGCGGCAAATGTGCATTCTTACGACACGGAAGCACAAGTTGGAAGCCGTGACGGTGCAGAAACAATCGAGATGGAACTTGCGTTGATCAAACGAAAAATCCAGGTGAAAGAAGAGCTATTAAGCAAGCTCGCACAATCGAACCGGCAGCCGGAGATTGACCGTGTGATTAGTACCATTTATAACGACGTTGATCACATGGTACAGTCCGTGTTAACACGTGTTGAAGCGATGCGGCTTGAACTGATTGGAACAGGTAAGATTCAATTAAGTGGCAATGGCGTAAACGGTGAAGTGGATTATGGGATTGGAGATCATCAACGTGCACAATTAAAAGAAAATGAAGCGTGGAACAGTCCCGATTCGGACCCATTGCGCCAGCTAGACGACTGGGCAAACTCGGTGACGGAACGGACAGGGGTACGACCAACACGCGCACTCACATCTACGCAAGTCATTAATGCGCTTCGTCGTCATCCGACTGTAAGTATCGCGATGTTCGGCAGTGATTCAGGACGGCTTGTATCTTTAACGAAGCTCAATGACTTCTTACAGCTTCAAAACTTACCAATCATCGCAACCGATGACCGAATGTACCGCGTCCAAAAGAATGATGGAACGTATGAGAACAGGCGCTTTTTTCCGTCTAACTCATTCGTGCTTCTGCCGGACGGCACACTGGGGACAACATTTTATGGCGTGACCGCAGAAGAGATCGAGATGAGAAACATGACGGGCAGTGTGTTCCAGAACTTTGGAAATATCATTGCACAGACATATAGTACGAATGACCCTGTAGCACGCTGGACAAAAGCGGTGGCTAAAGCATTGCCATCCTTCCCATTAGCTGATCAAGTGTTTATTGGAAATGTACTTGATCCAGACATTGACCCTTCGTCTACCGTGACGGGTGTTAAAGGATGATAAGGGATAAGGCAAAGATATTGCTAGGAATTAAGGACGATCTGCAAGATGACGTCCTCGATCTCATCATTAGTAATGTCACTGCCCACTTAATGTCATTACTTAAAAAACCGGAAGTACCGCCAGCACTGGACTTTGTCATTTTAGAAGTTGTGGTGCGGCGCTTTCATCGCTTGGGTAGCGAGGGAATGAAGACGGAGAGTGTGGAAGGGCATAGTGTTGCGTTTTACGATTTAAAGGATGAATTTGTTCCGTTCTTAGACATCATCGCTGAATATAGAGATGATGAAGATGTGAACCGTGCACGAAGAGGAAAGGTGTGCATGATATGAAATCTAATGCTAGGCTGAACTTTGTGCTCGAAACGGGAGGAACATATAACCCCAAGACAGGCAAACGTGAAGCTCCTACACGACAGGAAAAATTTGTTCCGTGCCATTTGTCTACGATGGGTGTAGAGAGGACAAAGCAATTATATGGAGAGTCAAGCCGTGTGATCACCATTGCACGGCTTTTGCGTCCTTATAATACTCCTTATACATCGGTGGAAGTCAACGGAGAAAAATATAAAGTGAGACGAGTTTCTTCATATAATAAAGCGGTTCTATTTTTGGAGAGGATGGCCGATGGCAAAAATTGAGTTAAGAGGAATGAATGAGTTACGAGGAAAATTAAAGAAAAATGCGAATCTGAATGATGTGAAGGCGGTTGTGAGGATGAATGGGGCAGAAATGCACCGCAAAGCACTAAAGAACGTACCTGTTGATACAGGTGAGTTGAAACGATCCACGAACCTGTATCCAAAAGATCGTGGTTTTACGGCACATTTAAGCGCAGGCGCACATTACGCACCTTACGTTGAGTACGGTACAAGGTATCAGCGAGGAAAGCCGTTTATACGTCCGGCTTTCCATGAACAGAAAGGGCGCTTTATCTCTGACATGAAGCGGCTAATGAAATGAAGAAGACATCAGGACAAGCCTTGTATGATGCGGTATATAAGGCTTCTTTGCGTTTGGGATACAACACCTATGATGTTGCACCTCCTGATGCGTCGTACCCGTTTGTTTACATTGGAGAGCAATTTAATCAGGATGGACAGACAAAATCGGGGGTGTATGGGACCGTTCAACAAACCATCCACGTGTACGGGCTGTATAAAGATAGGCGGTTAATAGCTGATATGGGAGAGCGATTAAAGCGTGCTTGTGCGCAGATTAGCAACAGTGACGGTTACTACTTTATGTATCGCAATGCAAGCGGACAGATGGTCAAGGATGATACAACATCTGATATATTATGGCACAACATCTTGGAATTAGAGTTTAGATACAACTGAAAGGAAGTGAGAGACAAATGAGCAATCATGAACCAGTGGTAAAAACCGATGAGCAGCTACGAAGAGAGATGGCGCAGGGTAAAAACAAAATTTTGTTGTTTCGACGGTTATCTGAAAGCGACACGGCGGCAGGGAAACTTGTATTCCAAACGGAGCATACATTCTCGTACTCGCGATCACTTGATCGCATCGTGACAAAGGATGGTACCGTGATCAAGGTTGGCGAATTGGAAGCAGAGGTTAGCATCGAAGCGATCCAATCTAAAAAAGACCCCGTGTTTGACATGTTGCAGAAGGCAGCTATCGAGGGAGAAAAGTTGGAGCTTTGGGAAGTAACCGTCGATCCCGATTTAAAAAGAGAAGATGGAAAATATCCTGCCGTATATGCGCAGGGTTTGTTAGACAGTTGGGAACCAAGCTCAAGCGCGGAGGATGAAGCGGCGGTATCTTCAAACTTTATAGTCGAATTTGAGCCGCAATTTGGTTTCGCCACCTTAACGGATGCACAATTGGAAGCGGTAAAATATGCGTTTAGTGATACGGTGGCGGTGGATGAAACAGGAGAACAAATAGAGGAAGGAGCGGTGCGAGCATGAGTGCACGATTTATTGCATTAGTGACAGAAGACATTCCGAAACACCGGTTTTTATCACGAACGGTGACAGATGGAAAAACAGCAGTGAAGCTAACAGAAGCAGGTGGGAACCCCGACTATCATTCAACGCGATCTTTGAAAAAAGATGCAAAGGTTTCCGTGGAAATTAGTAATCAGTCCTCTTGGGTAATTGAAGCAGGAGAAGACATTCCGGCTGGCAGTGATGTACAAGTTGGAGAAGGCGGGGTTGCGGTAGTAGCGAAGTCTGGAGGAATCGGCTATGTGACAGCAGCGGTTGCGAAAGGAAAGACTGCAACAATTATTCGTGCCGCATCTGCAACGTCTGGAGCCAAGGGACCACAAGGAGACAAAGGACCAACGGGCGATAAGGGCCCGACGGGAGACAAAGGACCAACCGGAGACAAAGGACCGAACGGAGATAAGGGTCCGAACGGAGATAAAGGTCCGACGGGAGACAAAGGGCCGGTCGGAGATAAAGGTCCAACCGGAAATAAAGGCCCGACAGGCGATCCAGGACCACCAGGACCGCCGGGACCTCCAGGAGATGATAAGGAAGAAAAGTAGCAAACGGCATGTTGGCGTAGGTATCTCCTACGCCTTTTACAATTATATGAACCAAGGACAGGGGGAATTACACCATGAAATTTAAAATTGCAGATAAAGACTATGAGATCGTCGCAGGAATGAGCTTCATAAACCAAATGGATAAGTATTATGCAGTTGAGGATCAGAAGGGCATAAAATTTGGGCTTGGCATTAACTTAGGCTATAGCTACATCATTCAGAAAAACCCCACGGTGCTACAAAATTTCTTTATGTCGGCGTTGCATCATCGCAAAGACAAACCGTCCCCAAGTGAGATTGAACAGGCCATCGTAGACTATGCGGAAGAAAACAATGGGTTAGACGGCCTGTTTGAAGAAGTGGGAAAGTTATTAGAGACATCGCCCCTCACGGCGGACACGGTGAAGCATTTCAAGAAAACAGCCAAGATCGACTAATTTTAGACAAGTCATCTGATGAAACGTATGAAGACATCATCATTAATTGCTTGCGATACTTAAACTTTGAGTCACTTGCACAAGTTGAAACGCTGACACTATATGAATATCAACTCTTGATGAAGGCGTACCAGTTGCGGCGCATCGATCAAGAATATGACATGCACTTACAAGCATGGTTGCACGTGCAGGCAGGAGCGACAAAGGAAACAGGAGGAAAAACGCGTCCTGTCTACGACAGATTTAATAAATTTTACGACTACAAGAAGCGGTTAAGAGAGCTTGAGAAAATGGAGTCTCACAAACTCAAACCAACTTATGCACGAATGGCAACGGCCGCATCTATGGCAAACCAAGGAAGGGAGGGATAGCATGGCACAATACAGTGTTGAAGCATTCCTACGGGCGAACACTTCCGATTTTACGAAGGGTTTTAGAGAAGCAGAGAGAGCGACCCGAGGGTTTGAGAAATCGACTGCTGGTGCAGGCATCACCGTTGGAAAGCTCGTGGCGGCGCTTGGTCTCGTTGCTTTAGCAACAAAAGGATTTCAAATGGTGAAGAATTCGATTCAAAGTGCATTTGGTCGTATCGACACAATGGAGCAGTTTGACCGCACAATGACAGCAATTACGGGTAATACAGAAGAAGTTAGTAAAGCCCTAGACAAGACAAACAGCATCGTAAAAGGTACGGGTTATGGCTTAGACGTAGCCGCAAAAAGCGTGCAAAACTTTGTCACACGAGGCGTGGAAATAGACAAAGCGACTGGTTACGTCGAGGCTTGGGGCGATGCCGTGGCATTCTACGGAGACGGTTCAAATGAACAATTCTCAAACGTAACGGACGCTTTGGCCAAGATGACAACAACAGGAAAAGTACATATGGATCAACTCAACCGCTTGTTTGACGTTGGGATCGATGCGGTCGGTATGTATGCAAAAGCAACCAATAGAGATGTGGAATCCGTGTCAAAAGATTTATCTGCTGGAAAGATTTCTGCCGAGGATTTTATCGATGTTGTGACTGAAGCGATGATGGAAGGTACAAACGGCGTTGTGCAGATAGCCGGAGCCGCGAAAGAAGCTGGTGCTAGTTGGGGCAATGTATTTGACAATATGTCAGCCGCTGTCACACGGGGAACGATGAATATTATTCAGTCTATTGACGAGATGCTGGTGAATAACGGGCTTCCCGATATGCGCACCATGGTTGCGGGATTTGGATCACAATTTGAAGGTGTGTTGACGTGGATTGCCGAGCAAATACCAATAATCGTTGAAAAACTTATGAGCGTAAAAGCTGCAATAGAGCCGTGGATTCCAATGATCTTTGCTGTAGTAGGGGCATTTGGCGCGTTTATTGCGACCGTTGCAGTTGTTAATACGTTATGGTCTGCCCTGGTCGCGTTAAAGAAAGCCCTTACGATTACAACGACTGCTAGCGAAGGAGCTTCAAAGGTCACAAAATTTTTAGGCTCCTCTTTTATGGGAGTAAACATACCGATTATCATTATATCGGCCGCGCTTTTAGGGCTTGGTGTGATCATATATAACCTTTGGCAAAACAACGAGGATTTTAGAAACAACGTCATGACAATTTGGGCAAGTATCCAATCAATTTTTCAACAGGTGTTTGCAGTCGTGCAACCACTATTCATGAATTTCATTACAATCTTGGGTGTGGCTGTAGCGGCGATGGTTCCGCTTGTTGCGATGGTTGTTTCAGCAATCGCATCCTTTCTTCAATGGGCGGCTGCTTTATTACAAAATAACCAATGGATTATGCAGCTAGCCGCGGTTGTGTTGATGGGTGTTGCAGCATTTAAAGCCTATGCTTTGGTGGTGGGCGTTGTCACTGGAGTTGTAAAGGCACTAACAGCGGTCTACAGGGGGATTATTGCAGTAATGGCTGTCTTTAGGGCGTCAATGACGACCGCAGCCGTTGCATCGACTATTTTTGGTACAACTTCAACACTAGCATTTGCACCAATATCTATCCCACTCTTGATCTTTCTAGGTGTGGTCGGCGCGGTGGTTGCAGGATTGGTATGGATGTATAACCAGTTTGAGTGGTTTAGAAACATGATTGCGCCTATTGTCGATGGTATAAAAGGGCTTTGGAATGGGTTTCTCGATATATTAGGCCTAGGCACGAAAGAAGCAACCGCAGAAGCGTCAGAGTCGATTAACGGCATGGCAGAAAATACAGGCGCGAAAACAGCAGACATGAGTCAATCGGCTCAAAGCAACGTGAATGATATGACGGCGGGAATTACGGGTAATTTTGACATGATGTCTGGGCAATCAAGCTCCATTATGGATGGTATGAGTGGTAATGTGTTAGGAGCATTTAGCAACATGAACTCAGGTGCAACACTCGATGCCGCAAACATGAACGCATCAGTAGTAGGAGATGCATCTGCCATGACGTCTGGCGTAATGGGAAATATGAGTAACATGGCTGGTTCTGCAACTGGCGATGTGAGTGCGATGACAAGTGGTATTGCAGGCGATTTTTCATCTATGACAGGTGCGATTACAGGAGATACGGGAGCGTTGACAGGTGATGTTACGAGTGATTTTGCGTCTATGTCATCAGGCGTTTCTGCCGACGCTAGTGCGATGGATAGTGCCGTTTCAAGCAGTTTTGATTCAATGTCAAATAGTTTATCTAGTGGCATGGGCAATGTGAGCAGAAACACGGGGCAAGAGATGGATAAAACACGCCGAAAAGTTGAGACGTCCCTTAAAGCAATGGTTAGTACTTTTAAACAGCAAGTGACAATGATGAGTACAGTGGTAAAACAAGGAATGATGAGAGTGACGCAGGCGGTCACATTGGGGATGCTAAAATCTCTTGCGACGCTACGGAAATATTTACGTTTGATGGTGAGCGCAGCACGTAGCATTCGCGCACAAATGATGAGCGCTGGTGTATATGCGATGAGCGGTTTTCAAGCTGGACTCAATGCACGAGCCGGAGGTGTATATGCGACGGCGAGACGGATCGCAAACAACGTTGCAAGCACAATGCGGCGAGCCTTGCAAGTGAGATCACCTTCTCGTGTAATGATGGGAATAGGTGAGTTTGTCGGTGAAGGTCTTGGAATTGGAATGGAATCTATGACTCACTTTGTTGAGAGATCCGCGGCAACATTAGGGGAAGCGGCAATACCAAGCCTTGATCCAGACGGAATCGCAAGACAAATAAACGGTATTAATAGACAGACCTCTGCTGAGCTACAACATAACGTGGTCAGTGAGTTGAGTCTCGATCAAAGACAACCTGCCTATGTCACGATTAGAATAGGAAACAACGAATTCCAAACTTTTGTCGATGACATCACGAAGTCTCAACAGCGCGGCATGCATAGACCAAAACCGAGAGGGAGGTGACGACATGTACAGATTTGCGGATACTACAGCAGGAAGCGCGAAACGCACCTCTGGTTCGATACAAACCATCTTTAACGACCATAATTTAGACGAGGAACTGACCGATCAACACGGGAGCTTCATTACACTCACCGTAGATGGTCGCGATATAATAGAAAAGAGAATACGAACACAAGAAGTCCCTTCTTGCCATGGTGTGCGGGAAGGGGCTTTTACATATGCGCCCAGAGAAATTCAGGTGAAATTTAAGCTGGCGGATGGCACGAATGAAGGGTTTAGAGACCGACTAAATCAGTTGAATGCACTGTTACTTGGACAAAAGAAGCCGCTTCGCTTTAGCGATGAGGATGCTTATTTTTATGCAACGCTACAGAACGGAGAACTTGAAGAAGAAAGCAGCAATGATCTTATCGGTACATTGACTTTTATCTGTAATGATCCTGCTAAATACAAAAGCAAGCATGAAATATCAGTAACAACGTCTTTAGGGGAATACGTGGTAAAAGGGAATGCACCGACAAGTTGGACGAGTCGTACCACATTCACGGAGGAATCGGAGCGCTTTATACTTGAAAATGATGCAGGTGGAAAGATCGTTTTGGATTATGTGTTTGGACGTGGGGACGTGTTAACGATTGATTATAAGACGAGAAATATCATTTTAAATGGTACACCGCGCTTAACATTCCTATCACTGGAATCTAATTGGTTCCAGCTAACGCAAGGAATGAATCAACTACAGGCTAGCCATAACACAACAATGATCTATACGGAGACATATTACTAAAGAGGGGAGGGGAAGCAATGGCGACGTTATACATCTTGGATCAAAAAGATCAATTGTTGGCGACACTCTCGCCGGAAACAGGTCTGGTGTCAGCCTTATATCGAGAAGAAGTCAACCGACTGCCAGATCGCCCCTTCTCGTTTACTTTAGATGCCGCGTCAGAAGTTGCGGCACATGTAGTGGAAGAAAACCAAGTTGTATTTCAGGATAAAGAGGAAGAATTGCGTTTGTTTGTCATAAAAGAATTGGATGAAGAAAATGGTGTAGACGGTGCAAGCGTCACAGCTACTTGCCAACCAGCTTTTATGGAGTTAGCCGAACACATCGTAGTAGAACGACGGTTTGTGGATCAAACAGCAAAAAGAGCTTTAGACGCAGCTTTACAGGGGACTCGCTGGATTGGAACGGTGGAGGTTGAACTAGGGGAATCAACCACAAACTTTTACTATATTTCGTCGGTAGACGCCATATGGAAAATACTGAACACATGGGGCGGAGAGTTCAAAGACACGGTGATTTTTGACGGTAATAAAATTGTGAAACGAGAAATCCGCATCCTTGCTCGCCGTGGTGTTGATAATGGGAAAAGATTTGAAATCGGCCATAACGTGGAAGAGGTCAAACGAACCGTCATTTCTTACCCCATTACGGCTCTTTATGGACGAGGTGCCTCTTTACCAACTGAGGATGAAGATGGCAACGAAACAGGAGGTTATAGCAGGTACATAGATTTTGCAGGGATCGAGTGGAAAGAGAGTAAAGGAGACCCGACCGATAAGCCGAAAGGGCAGCGGTGGGTAGGCGATACACGAGCGTTACAAAAGTATGGTCGTGAACACGGCGGGAAACTGCTACACCGAGAAGCCGTGTGGCAAAACGGTGATATAGAAGACCCTGCCGAGTTGCTAAAAGCGACGTGGGAGAGATTACAGGAAGCCAGTAAGCCAGAGATCAACTATCAATTATCGGTACAACTTTTAGAAACCATCGCTGGATATGGGCATGAGAAAGTGCAATTGGGTGACACGGCAAGGGTTGTGGATCGTAACTTTTCGCGCCCGATTGAAGCACAAACACGAGTGATCTCATTGGAATACGACTTATTGGATGTTGAAGGAACAGCGCAAGTAGAGATGGGGCAATTCTTATCAGTGCACGATCCCTTCGATCAGGTAGATAAAATTGTAGCAGAACTAGCAGACAAGCGCCGTCACTGGGATACAGGTAGTGAACCAATTAGTCCTAGTCGATACCCAGATATTGTACCGACTGTACCAATTGTGGAAGCTAACGGCTTGTTTTCGGCAGTGCAGGTGTCATGGGACTATGATTATCTTGCAACATACGTGGCGGGGTATGAGGTATATGCATCCGAAGTGAAGGACTTTGTGCCTTCGCCCGAGACACTTGTTTGGCGCGGGATCGGTAATAGTTTCAGCTATTTTGGTGAGGTAAACAAGCAATACTACTTTCGAGTACGGGCTTTCAATTATCATGCAAGATACTCCCCATTTTCAGAGGAAGTGACAGGCACAACACGAAGAATTATTTCCGAAGACATTTTGTTTGGTGAAGCAGTTGCCGCCCAATTACGGGAATTATCCAAGTCAGCGGCTATCATTGCAGAAAACGCGCTGAATGGGGAAATGTTAGCTGAAAACGAGATTACCGCTAAACATCTAGCTGCCAACTCGATTACGGTTGGTACAACGGCAATTCAAAATGGCGCAATCGCGAATGCGCACCTTGGAGAGGCAATCATCAAAGAAGCCCAGATTGATAAAGGGGCAATCAAGACTGCTCACATTGGTAGTTTAAAAGTAGATCGGTCTTGGATTGCGGAATCAACGATTACGCATGCACAGATAGCAAGTGTAGATGCATCTAAAATCACGACGGGCGCATTAGATGCTTCAAAGATACGTGTCCGTGCGATGAGTGGTCGGCGAGCAGTGCAAATAGATGCAGATGGGTTAAAATCCTTTGATTCCGCAGGAAGGCACAGAATCTTAATTGGCGTGCAAAGTTTTGGAGGTGCCGGAGCTGATCCGGCCGTTGTACGTTTCTTTGATGAGAGCCGTAGAAATATGGGCTATGTCGGCGCAAATCGGAATGAGCATATGGTGCTCTATAGCGCTGGATTTTTGCATGTAGAAGCGGAAAAAAATGCAGAGTGGCGAGCGCAACAACACAGATTTCCGACCCGTGGCGTAGGTGCGAACATGACCCGTAACTTTGTTACCTTCGATAGTGTAAATAACACAGGTGGAACAGCACGAGAGCCGCGCATCCATACACAGATAAGTAAAACGGGTTATTTAGGTACCAACGGCGCGCAATGGTGGCGCATCTATTGCCATCACGGGCACTTTGTGCAGACACATAACCTGTCATCTAGGAAGTATAAAGAGGGCATTGAAAAAGTTGATGTGGCAGATATTCAGAAGGTATTTGATCGAATTACACTTAAAAAGTTCCGTTATAAGATTAATGACAATCTAAGCGAAACGGATGTAAACCTTGGCGTGATTGCAGAAGAGAGCCCTAATGAAATATTAAGCGCGACAAAGGACTCAGTGGTGCTCGGCAAGTACATCTCCATCGTGGCAGGCGCGTTAAAATTTCAACAGAAGCGGATTGACCATCTGGAAGCGTTACTACAGAGAGGATGAGCGGGATGAAGGAGCTAACTAAAGAAGAGCTGCAATTAGAACTCACCAAAAAGAACCGCATGTGCGAGCAACTGGCTACACGTCTCGCGCAAAGAGAATTGGAGATTGCAGAGCTACAAACACAGGCAGAGACTTACATTCGTGCGTTTGAGGAAGTGAAGAAAGAATTGAAGGAAGCACATAAGGGGGGTGGTGCCGAGACTAAGTGACAACCGAATAAAATATTTATCCAAGACCAGTAGAGGTCTTATTTTTTATGTGAAGGAGCTGATGAAATGGAGCAATTATTGATCAATCTAGGTTCTTTGGAAGTAGCTAAAATGTATTTGTTTGGAAACGTGAAGTTCCTCGATTTATTGCTAGTGGTCATGGCGTTGGACATCATTACTGGGGTTGTAAAAGCGATCAAGGCTGGGAATCTATGGAGCCGTAAAAGCCTGATAGGATACGCCAATAAAATGTTGGTGCTGGTTGTTGTTGTATTAGCAAATGTGGTAGACACGATCTTAGATATGAACGGAGCGATTACGTATGCAACGGTGATCTTTTATATCGTAAGCGAGGGACTGTCCATCCTAGAAAATTTGGCGCAGATGAATGTTGTCGTACCAAAGAAATTAGCAGACAAACTTAAAGTGATGAAAGACGAAGGGGGAAACGACTGATGAAAGTAGCGATTTGCGCAGGTCATGGAGGAAATAACAGTACACCAGGTAAACGCTCGCCCGACAACGAGTTCGAGTGGGATTTTAATAATAAGGTCGTTTTGTCTGCAATTGCAGTGTTAGAAGCAAGCGGCGCGCAAGTTTTACGGTTGGATGATGCAAGCGGAAAGACAGACGTGCCGTTAAAAACACGTACAGACCGCGCCAATAGTTGGGGCGCAGATGTATATGTGTCGGTGCATCATAACGCCGTGCGAGAAGGAGTTTGGGGCGACCATGGCGGCACTGAAACCTATACGCAGAACGGTAACTATCCTAGCACTGAGCGGTTGGCTAAGGAGATTCACAAGTGTATTGTAAAAGCGATGGGGCTTCGTGATCGTGGTCTTAAAAAGGCAAACTTTCACATTACCAGGGAGACGAGAATGCACGCTGTATTAACCGAAGCTGGGTTTATGGATTCACGCACCGACATTAAAGTGTTGCGGGACGATTCGAAGCTACGAGCACAGGGGGAAGCCATTGCAGAAGGGATTTTGGCGCACTTTGGTAAAAAGGCGGCCAAGCCCAGGTCCAAGAAAAAGTCTAAAGCATCAACAGGAAAAGCAAGCCTACCTAATTCAATCTTTCGTGCAGTGCGACCCTATCCAAAAGGCTCTGGTGTTCGCCGTGTGCAGCAAGCACTCGCGTCTTTGCGGTTTTACCCGGATAGGGGTGCGCGCCATAATGGGATAGACGGCGTGTACGGGCCCAAGACTGCAAATGCTGTTCGCCGATTTCAAAGCATGCATTATGGGATTAGGGAAGACGGCATTTATGGACCGCAGACGCGCAAAAAACTGTTAGAACTATTATAGGATACGAGGGGGACATAAGATGAGTAGATTTTTGTGGTCACGTCCAGACTTACCAAACGTGACTTTAAAAGTAAAAAGACCGATGCATAGGGGTGCAAATGTGCTTCGAGTCCAACGGGCGTTAGTATCGTTGGGTTATCCGCCAGATAAGAAAGCAAACCAAAGAGGTGCTGACGGGTGGTATGGCACGAAAACTGCAAATGCTATCCGCAGATTTCAACGCGACCATGGTCTCAAGGTAGATGGTATCTATGGTCCGGCAACACGAGCCGCAATGTTGCGTGGGGTTCAATCCCTTCAATTTGCGTAGATTGTTCATAAGAGCTGGTGCTTTAAGGTGCCAGCTCTTTTTTTGTTGCAAAACAAAAACGCTGGGGATATAGCACCCAGCGCTAAAAGTTTACAGTTGTAAATATTACTTGGAGGGAGCATTTGATGGGACGTGTGAGTATGGATCGTTTCTATCCCCGCCCCCAGTAGGTGAAACTTCCGACCCTTGTGTAGAAAAAATACCAAGGAACAATATAATGATGATACCACAACAGGCTTTCTTCAT